GGGTGGACGTAATAATGTTTTGTTTCATTTTGGAACTTATGCAAAACAAAAATGGCCAAGTGAATGGAAATCAAAAGTAATTATGTTCAATGCCACTGCTATGAAAAAACCTATGGCAGATTCAGAAGTGCAAATAGTAATTAATCAACATGATAAAAAAGACTGGGGTTATAAATGCAAAGATACTCCTATGTGTAACATGTGTGATAAAACTTTGTGTAGAACTAGAAAATATGGAATTGGTCAAGAGATACTATTTCCTGGGCTAACCGACCTTCAGGTTATAGACCTGGAGGACCCTTACTACTATCTCAATGTAGACGGAGAAAGATTATACTTAGAGAATGTAAAATACTTGAGGCAACAAAGTTTATTTCAGGAGGCATGCATGAAACAATTAAGAAACAGACCACCTACACTAAAAGAAAAAGATTGGGTTACTATAACAAATTTATTATTACACAATGCAGAAGTTACGGAACCTGCAGAAGGGTTACGAACAGAAGATCAATTACAAAATCATTTAGAAGAGTTTTGCTTAAATAGACAAGTATCTACAGATAAAAACGATTTAAAAAAAGGTGGTGTGTGGACGGCAGAAGGTTATCATCATTTTGTGTTTGATAGATTTTATCATCAATTTTTAATGCGTAGAAGATGGGATCTTGGTTACTCACGAACTGCACAACTATTAAAAGAAAAATGTGATTGTGGAAATAAAAGAATAGGAAAAGAAAAGTTATCTGTTTTTATTGTAAAAGAATTTGATAAAAAAATAGATGAATATAAACAAAAAAAATTAAAAGAGGACGATCCATATTAATGAAAACTAGAATACATGTAAATCAACATAAGATTAGAAGTAATAAAAAACATAATTTAAATGAACCTGTCATAACTGTTAAAACCTCTAAATCTAACATTTATGGACATGAAGTAGAAGTGTTGGGGCCAAGTAAAATTATATACAGTCCCGATAAACCATTAAGTTGTGGTGCAAAAGTTTGGATTGAAACAGAGGGAGAAGTGAAAATTAAATGAGAACAATCGTATTAGGACCACCTGGAACCGGTAAAACAACTACGTTGTTAAACAAAGTAGATGACTATTTAAAAGAAACAGACCCAGATAAAGTTGGATACTTTGCTTTTACACAGAAAGCTGCATACGAAGCAAGAGATAGGGCAATAAAAAAATTTAATCTTACAGAAGATGACTTACCTTATTTTAGAACACTACACTCACTAGCGTTTAGAAAACTTAATATTAAAAAAGAAGATGTGATGCAACGCAGGCACTACGTTGATCTTGGAAATAAATTAGGTTTTCCTGTTAACTATGCTAGGTTTGAAGATGACCACAATGGTATCTTTACATCTGATAGTGAATACTTACGAATAATAAATCTTGCAAAGCTACGTAACATTACACCAGAACAACAATTTGATTTAGCAGAACACAATAGTGATCTTGAAAGAGATAAACTAACTATCATTGCAAAAGAAATAGATAGATACAAAAAAGAATATAATTTAATAGATTTTAATGACATGATTACTGAATTTACAAAGTCAGATAAGTCACCAAAGTTTGATGTAGTATTTATTGATGAAGCTCAAGATTTATCTTTAATGCAGTGGGACATGGCAAAAACCATATGGAATAAAACAACAGATTCTTTTATTGCCGGTGATGATGATCAAGCAATATTTAGATGGGCAGGTGCAGACGTAGATTCTTTCATAGCACAAAAAGGTTTGATGATGCCACTTAAACAGTCACACAGAATACCCGCCATGGTGCATAACGTTGCAATGAATATAATAAACAAAGTTAGAAACAGAATAGACAAGTCTTGGAAACCAAAAACACATCAAGGAACATTATCTAGGTATGATGACTTTGAACAAATAGATATGACATCTGGAGAGTGGTTAGTTATGGCTAGAACAAAGTATATGTTAAATGAATTAGAAGACACTTTATATAGAAATGGTTTGTACTACAAAAATAAATTTAAAAAAACTAAAGAACAAGAACTACATTATGCAGCGCAAGATTGGGAAAATTTACGTAAAGGTCAACCAATTGGATATAAACAAGTTGAAAGAGTTTATGGTTACATGAAAGATAACACAGACAAGCAAAAATTAAAAGGTATGTTAAAAGATGGATCTTACGACATAGATACATTAAAAAAATCTTATGGTTTAAAAACAGATAAACCTTGGTTTGAAGCATTCGATGATGCACCTAGTAGAGATGTAAATTATTTAAGAAAGATGAGAAAGAATGGAGAGAAGTTAAACGAACCACCACGAATAACTTTGTCAACTATACACGGAGCTAAAGGTGGTGAATCACAAAACGTTGTGTTGTTAACTGATTTAAGTGAAAACACAATGAAGGCTTACGAAAAAAACCCTGATGATGAGAATAGATTGTTCTATGTTGGTGCAACAAGGACCAAGGAACATTTACATATCATATCACCAAAACAAGAATACAAAGGATACAATATATGAGTAAAGTTTGGAACAAGCAACACGGCGGGAGCCACTATCAAAAGTATGTCATACAGCCCAGTAAGTTTGTGGTTGAAAATAAACTTTTATATCCTGAAGGATGTGCTATAAAATATATTATAAGGCATCAAGATAAAGGGAAGAAACAAGATTTATTGAAAGCAATACATTTTATAGAAATGATTATAGAAAGGGATTACAAATGATACAGAAGCCTATGTTCAGTCCACAGACTGAATGGACTCCGCCAGAATCTTTTCCTAATCTTTCTAAATATGATGAGATTGCAATAGATTTAGAAACAAAAGATCCAGAATTAAAAATTATGGGATCTGGATCAGTTACAGGTAGATCAAAAATTGTTGGTATAGCAGTAGCAGTAAAAGATTGGGCTGGATACTATCCTATTGCACATGAAGGCGGCGGTAATATGGATGAAAGAATGGTCATGGACTGGTTTAGAATCATTCTAAACTACCCATCAACCAAGATATTTCATAACGCCATGTATGACGTATGTTTTATACGTGCCGCAGGACTTAAAATTAATGGTCGTATCGTAGATACCATGATTGCTGGCTCTCTCGTGGACGAGAATCGCTTTCGTTATGATTTAGGTAGTATGGGCCGGGATTATGTCGGAAAGGGCAAAAATGAGGCTGTATTGAAAGAAACAGCTGAAATGTGGGGTGTAGATCCTAAGTCTGAAATGTACAAATTACCCGCTATGTATGTGGGTGAGTATGCTGAACAAGACGCTAAATTAACTTTACAGTTATGGCAAGAAATGAAGAAAGAAATATATAATCAAGACATACAATCTATTTTTGAACTTGAGACTGAACTTTTTCCTTGCCTCGTTGATATGCGTTTTTTAGGTGTTCGTGTAGATATCCAATCAGCCCACCAATTAAAAAACAAATTAGTTGAAGAAGAAAAATTATTATTACAAAAAGTAAAAAAAGAAACACAAGTAGATACTCAAATATGGGCAGCGCGCAGTATCGAGCAAGTTTTTCAAAAACTAAACCTACCTTATGACAGAACTGAAAAAACAAATTCTCCATCATTTACCAAAAATTTTTTGCAGAATCATCCACATCCTACTGTTAAATTAATTGCACGTGCTAGAGAAATTAATAAAGCACATACAACATTTATTGATACCATATTAAAACATGAACATAAAGGACGAATACATGCTGAAATAAATCAACTTAGATCAGATAGTGGTGGCACAGTCACCGGTAGGTTTAGTTATGCTAATCCTAATCTACAACAAATACCTGCACGTAACAAAGAACTTGGACCAATGATAAGATCATTATTTATACCAGAAGAAAATTGCAAGTGGGGTGTTTTTGATTACTCACAACAAGAGCCACGTCTTGTTGTGCACTACGCAGCATTACAGAATCTCTATGGAGTGGGCGATGTGTTGGATGCTTATAATGACTCTAACGTAGACTTTCACCAGATCGTTGCAGAGATGGCAGATATACCAAGAGAACAGGCCAAGACAATAAACCTTGGTTTGTTCTACGGTATGGGTAAAAATAAATTACAAGCTGAATTAGGTATCAACAAAGAAAAAGCTGATAGTTTATTTAAACAATATCATTCACGTGTACCATTTGTAAAACAATTGATGGATAACGTTTCATCACGTGCACAAGATCGTGGTCAAATTAGAACTTTACTTGGTAGGTTGTGTAGGTTTCATTTGTGGGAGCCCAATCAATTTGGTATTCATAAAGCGTTACCACACGAAACAGCGCTCGCGGAACACGGACCAGGGATCAAGAGAGCATATACATACAAAGCTTTAAATAGATTAATACAAGGATCAGCTGCTGATATGACAAAGAGAGCCATGATAGAACTACATAAAGAAGGCATCACACCACATATACAAGTGCATGATGAACTTGATATATCTGTAAGTGATAATGCCAAAAAAATAAAACAGATTATGGAAGAGGCAGTAACTTTAGAAGTCCCTAACAAAGTAGACTATGAATCTGGTCCTAATTGGGGTACAATAAAATGAGGATAAATTATGGCTTACTTAAATGCAAATATTCCTGTAGAATATGCACAAATAAAAAGGGAGTATTTATATGATCTTAAAAAACATCATGGCGAAGTTGAAGACTGCATTATCTTCGGGCTTACGTCGATTACAGGTAGAGCTATTCTTTTCCATGCCATCATGGAGAGCGGTGCTATATTTTATCGTTTACCCATATCGGCTTTTATTCAACGTGGTTATAAACCGGAAGCTGTTCCATCCAAAAGACTTGATGAATTGGAATTGTGGAATTGTTTTTCTTATTACCCTGCTGTTACTACTTGGGATATTTTAGAAGCACAATCCGGCAAATACATTGGTAAAGATAAAAAGTGGCATTACGGTAAATACTTATTTACTGTTGACTTTGCACATCCAGAGCCTAATATACTAGATACTGATCATTCTGAGATCCCGCACGAACACAAGTGCGCTCATGTGTTAGCGTTAAACGACGGTAACTATGCTGCCCAACCAAACAATAGATTGATTTGGGACATACCATCTTTCACAGTTAAGGACCAAATACCTGATTGGAAAGTGCAAACTAATTATTGGAATGTAGAGGACACGCAGCAGTGGAGAACCGAAGACACTGACAATTTCTTCTACGAAATTGAGGAAAAGAAAAATGAACCTAGTTGATTTATTAAAAAAGAACTTTGTAGTAATACCGGTTGTTGCATCTGTTTTAGTTGGAACATTTACCGGTGTAAGATACGTGGTAAATCTTACAGATAGTATTAATGGATCAGAGCAAGAAATAATAAATCTTCAAAGAGATTTGGCTGTTGCTAAAAAAGAAATTGTAGACATGAATACAAGACTATCATCAGCTGAAGCAACGTGGCAGATGGCAGAAAATTTATACAGACAGTTAGCAGATCAAGTTAGAGAACACGATTATGATATTAAGGATTTAAATAGGTAATGACCCATGGAGATAGCCAGGATGAACTACAAATTTACAGCAATACTTATTATTCTCATATGTTTGTTAACATACTTTGGTAATCCTAACAAAGCTCATAGTAAAAACGAATATTTAAATAATTACGATAATAGATGTGGTGAAGTAGATTTACGTGTTGAACAAAGAGATACAGATTATAATTACTCTGATAGCAACACACATGAGAATCAAAATTTTAGTATAACTTTTAGAAAATATTTAGGCACTGACTGTAAGACTCAAAAAGAAAATGTACAAATTAGACAACAATTAGAATTAATGAAAATGTGTGGTAGAGTGAACAGCAATCCTAGCCTAGCACTTAATAAAAACTTTGCTTTATTAGTTGAAAAATGCAGGGGTGTAACTCCGTCTAGAGATAACACTAGACCGGATAATTCTAAGAGTTATTGGGATGAAATAAAAGATCAATACAAGCAAGAAAACCCAGAAATTAAGTTAATGGGGGATAAATTTATAGAGCCAAATAAAAGTAAATTGAAAATGCCTCCAAAAGACTATAAACTGCCTGTACCAACAAATGACTAAACCATTAAAAATATCAGAACAAGCAGCTGTGCAGATGCCTATGAAAACGGTTGCGTCTTTGATAGCGCTCGTTGCAATCGGCACTTGGGCTTATTTTGGTTTACATGAAACATTAAATGCACACTCAACAAAGATAGAGTTGATGCAAAAAGATTTAGAACACA